CTCAAAAGTGTGATATAATATATTTTTATAATGGAGAAAGTGAATGAGTGTTGAATTCTTATGGGTTGAAAAGTATCGCCCACAAACGATTAATGAATGTGTTCTTACTGATGAAATGAAGAACACATTCCAAGCGATCCTGGATACAGGTGAGCTTCCTAACATGATGTTTAATGGAACAGCTGGTACAGGTAAAACCACCGTAGCTCGAGCATTATGTAATGAACTAAATCTAGACCATATTGTAGTCAATGGATCTGAAGAAGGTAACATTGATACATTACGTGGTAAGATTAAACAGTTCGCTTCTTCTGTTTCACTGCAAGGTGGGTACAAGGTAGTAATTCTGGATGAGGCTGATTACCTTAATCCTCAATCAACCCAACCCGCCTTGCGTGGATTCATTGAAGAGTTTTCAAACAACTGTAGGTTTATCCTTACATGTAACTTTAAGAATCGTATCATTGAACCACTTCATTCAAGGTGTTCAGTATATGACTTCAATATTCCAAAAGAATACAAAGCTGGTATTGCTCATAAGTTCTTTGTTAGACTACAAAAGATTTTGCAAGACGAAGGTGTTGAAGCTGAACCAGCTGTAGTTGCTAATATCGTTAACAAGCATTTCCCAGACTTCCGTAGAGTACTTGGTGAGTGTCAACGTTACAGCGTCTCTGGTAAGATTGAAGCAAGTTCAGTTACTCTTATTCAAGATCAAACTGAATTGACCAACCATCTTAAAAACAAAGACTTTAAAAAGATGCGTTCATGGGTGGCTAATAACATTGATGTTGAACCACAACAAATCTTTAGAATGATTTATGACAATATGGCTACTATGGCTAAACCACATTCAATCCCACAACTAGTTCTTATTCTTGCTGACTATCAGTATAAGAATGCATTTGTAGCTGACCATGAATTAAACATGGTTGCTTGCATGACGGAGCTTATGGCTAATGTCGAGTTTGCTTAATACAATGTGGAGAATATGGGCTAAAACAATTGGCAGTAAAATTGGCGATACTAAAGAAAGCGATATTGCTGCTATTTTAAGAACAGTTTGGGTTATAACTCACCTTGTGGCATGTTTCTTTATTATTGCACACAATGGTATAAAATTAGGATGGTTTTAATGTGGAATAAATGTAGTGATAAAATGCCTGAAATTGGCCAACGACTTTGGTATTACTTTAAGCCTGTTGGTAGATGGCGTGGAACCTTTGAAGGATACTATGTATCTGAAAAAGGTGTAACTTATAATGGTATGCATATTTTTGTTAATGATGAGCAAACTGGGTTTTTAACTGGTGATGTTACTCACTGGCATAATGACCAAGAGGAGGTTCCAAATGAACCCGTTTGAATATCTAAATGCTATCAACAACACCAAAAAAGATCTTATGGTGGATGAAGAAGCTGAAAAGAAGTATAATGCATTTATGGTTAATAGAGGTCTATCATACTTTTATGATACGGCTTTACTAGCTAATGAAATGAATCGTAATCACCACTTGGATAATCGCCTCCAATTCGATTTTCTTATAAATACAATTAGAAAACAAAAGCGTTTTAGCAAGTGGTTGAAAGCTGATAAGACTGACTCATTAGAAGCAGTCAAAGAATATTATGGTTATAGCAATGAAAAAGCTCGCCAAGCTCTCACCTTACTAAACGATGAACAGATTAATGTATTGAAACAAAAGGTGACTAAAGGTGGAAGATCAAAATAACGAAGTACAGGAGTGGACACCAGCTATGATGCTGGAAGTCGTGCTTAATGAACCAGATGATTTTCTTAAAGTGCGTGAAACACTTACTCGTATTGGCGTAGCATCTCGTAAAGATAATATGCTATACCAGTCTTGCCATATCTTACACAAACAAGGTAGGTATTTTATCACACACTTTAAAGAACTCTTTTTATTGGATGGGAAACCATCTAATCTTATGGAGAATGATATTGAACGTAGGAACACAGTTGCGACGTTACTGTCGGACTGGGGACTTATAACTATTGTCAACAATGAGCAAGCAAAAGAAAAAGCTCCATTACGACAAATCAAAATCATTTCCTATAAGGATAAAGATCAATGGCAACTTTGCCCCAAGTATAATATTGGAACAAATAAGTAGTCATAGATTGCAAGTAAGTAATTTGCTTGTATAAATAAAACTGGATGCCGCGCAAGCGGGTCCTTAATATAACCTTGCTTAAGTCATAGGAGGTAACACATGACAGGTAATTTCGCATATCCACGAAACGCGTTTTTAGGTTTCGATCACATCTTTGATAGGCTTGAATCAATTCAGGCTCATGCAAAGGATACATATCCCCCACATAACGTAGTTAAAGTCAATCAAATGAACTACATTGTCGAGCTCGCAGTAGCTGGATTTAATGAAGAACATATTGATCTTGAAGTAAAAGACCACGTGCTTACAATTACTGGAGATCGTCCTCAGCGGAGATCACAGGATGAGTATGTTCATAAAGGGATTAGTGCTCGTAAGTTTAGTAAATCGTATCGCTTAAGCGAATACACAGAAGTCACTGGTGCAGAAATGAAGGACGGGATTCTCACTGTCAATTTAGAAGTGATCCTACCGGAAGAGAAGCGACCTCGTAAAATCAAAATCAATTCTAATTACGAGGAAAACAATGACAGCAATAGCACTACAGAGCCTGAACTTCTCAGGGAAACTACTTAACGTATTATACACTGGTGTTAAGAAAACACTTCAGGGCATAATGATTGGTTGGATTATCGCAAGACAAACTCAAGCAAATCAACATGTCGCAAGACAACTGATTGACACTGGTGAATACCGCTCAGACGAATACTGGAACTTATTATCAGATTTGAATGCTAAATGTATTCAGTCTATTCATAAGGAGTTCGGTGTTAATGAGAAGTAAGTTTAAGAAATGGTGGACTAATTTATGGATGGATCCTTATACAAAGTATCTTTCAAATGCTGTAGATCACGTAGATCTAGAACAGCGTTTGCAAAATTTACAACGTAAAGGTATCTGGCTGTAAAATAAATATCTTTGAGAGCCGTTCCGGCGGCTCTCATTCTTTATAACATGGGAGTCTATATTATGGACAATATTAAAATCGTACGTCTTACAACAGGCGAAGAGCTAATCTGCTCAACTAAAGTTTCTTCTACAGGCTACACTCTTAAAGATGTGGCAATCCTAATACCAACACAAAACAATCAACTAGGTTTGGCTCCATTCATGGCATACTCAGATGCTAAAGATGGAATTGAAACACAATCTAAGAATGTTATGTTTGTTGTAGAGCCTGTAACTGAACTTAAAAACCAATACCAACAAATGTTTTCAAAACTAGTAACACCTGCAAATAGTAAGTTAATTGTGTAAAAAAGTCCTTTACATTTGGTGAAAGATGTGATATAATATACTTACATAATGGAGGTAACACCTATTGAAATTCTATACATCTATTAATCGCTATGGCAATCAGCTTCTGTATCGTGGTTATGATAACAATCAGCCCGTCATGAAGAAGATTAAGTATGAACCAACTCTTTATGTTAGGTCACAAGCGCCTAACACTGGATATACTGGTCTTGATGGTGTGGTAATTGAACCACGTCTATTTGATGACATGCGTCATGCTCGTGACTTTGTAAAAACATATGAAGATGTTGATAGCTTTAACATCTATGGTTCTACCAATTATGTGAATGCATACATTGCAGAAACGTGGAATGACGATATCGAGTTTAATCGTGATCGTATCAACATTACTTCAATTGATATTGAGGTCCAATCAGATAACGGGTTTCCAGAGCCAGATGAAGCAGCTCAACCTATTATCTCAATCGCATGTAAAAACAATATTGACAATACGTATTTTGTCTGGGGCTTTGGTGACTATGATGTCTCAAAGTCTATTATGCAAGATAATACAGTTGTCTACCGTAAAATGGATAATGAAATCCATTTGCTATCAGACTTTCTTAAGTGGTGGAACTCACCTGCCCACTGCCCAGATGTAATCACTGGTTGGAACGTACGTGGTTTTGATGTACCATACATGGTAAATCGTATTACAAAGATTCTTGGCGAAGGCCAAGCTAATCGCCTTTCACCTTGGGAACATGTCAATGAACGTGTTATTAAGTTCAAAGGCCGTGATCTTACTACATACGAATTATATGGTATTGTTACACTTGACTATATGGATATGTTCCAAAAGTTTGGTTATGCATATGGTCCACAAGAATCATATTCACTTAACCATATTTCTCATGTGGTACTTGGTGAAAAGAAACTGTCTTATGAAGAACATTCTTCTTTGTTTGGTTTGTACAAAGCTGACTTCCAAAAGTTTATTGACTACAATATCAAGGATGTTGACTTAGTTGATCGCCTTGAAGATAAGATGGGTCTTATTACTTTGGTAATGACTATTGCTTACAAAGCTGGTATTAACTATATGGATACGTTTGGTACTACATCAATGTGGGATACTATCATTTACCGTACGCTATCTAAAAAGAACGTGTTTCCTAATATTGATAAGATACCTGGCAACACTGACTACAAGAAAGCTGGTGGTGAAGGTGCAGGATTCGCAGGTGGCTATGTTAAAACACCACAGGTTGGTTTGCATGACTGGGTTGTATCCTTTGATCTAAACTCACTGTATCCTAACTTAATTGTCCAATGGAATATGTCTCCTGAAACTATTATATCTGGTACTACACTTGGTGTGACACCCGATACTTGTCTTGGTGGCTACAATACTGAAAACCCAGACAAATCTACATCTATGGCTGCCAATGGTGTTCACTTTAAGAAAGATACCGTTGGTGTTCTACCTTCTTTGATTATTGACTACTATGCTGAACGTCGCGTTATCAAAGACAAAATGCTTGCAGCTCAGCAAGAACGTCAGGGTATTGATCCTAGTCAAAAACAAGATATCTATCGTATTGAACGTGACATGAATCGATTTGAAAATCAGCAAATGGCTATTAAGATTATGATGAACAGTCTTTATGGTGCTCTTGGTAATAAATGGTTTCGTTATAATGACATATCAATGGCTGAAGCTATTACACTATCAGGTCAAATGGCTATTCGTTGGGCTGAAAAGACAGTTAATGAGCATATGAATAAGTTGCTTGAAACTGACAAAGACTATGTTATTGCAATTGATACTGATTCGCTATATGTTAACTTTGGTCCATTGGTTAAGAAACTAAATCCAAAAGATCCAGTAGCTTTCCTTGATAAGATCTGTTCTGAAAACTTTGAAGATGTCATTAAAAAGTCTTATGCTAAAATGTTTGATCAAATGGATTGTGCTCGTCCTCGTATGGAGATGGGTCGTGAAGTTATTGCAGATGTTGGTATTTGGACTGCAAAGAAAAGGTATATCCTAAATGTTCACAACAATGAAGGTGTGGCTTATGCTCAGCCTAAGCTCAAGATTATGGGCATTGAAGCAATTAAATCCTCAACTCCGTCTCAGTGTCGTGATGCTCTTAAGGCACTTTTCAAAGTTATTGTAACTGGTTCAGAGTCTAAAACACAAGATGCTATTCGCCAATTCAAACAGCATTTCTTTAGTTTACCAGCTCATGAAGTTGCATTCCCTCGTGGTGTAAGTGATATTGACAAATGGACTCGTAAAGATGGCTATGCCAAAGGTACACCTATTCATGTACGTGGTGCTATATTGCATAACATGGCTATTAAGAATAAATCTCTAACAAACGAGTATGAGCCTATTCGTAATGGTGATAAAGTCAAGTTTTGTTACCTTAAAAAGCCAAACCCTATCAAAGAAAACGTAGTATCGTTTATTGACTTCTTACCACCTGAATTACAACTTGATAAGCATATTGATTATGAAACACAATTTCAAAAGACCTTCTTAGATCCTATTGAGCCAATCCTTACATCTATTGGCTGGTCGCAAGAAGAACAAGCTACATTGGAGGCATTTTTTGGTTAAGCAAACAATAAAAGAAAAGATACGTCAAAGACGATCTCAAATGCTAGTTCATTCATATATCTACTATGAGAAAGATGATTGTATTGTTGATGACTTTCAGTGGCAAGAATGGGCTAATGAATTAAGAGATCTACAGGATAATAATCCAAATGAATGCAATATAGGATTCTATGATAAAGAGTTTGAAGGATGGACTGGAGCTGGTGGTTCTCACTTACCTTTGCAAGATCCTAAAGTAATTGCAAAAGCTATGAAAGTTTTCCTTTACAATGACAACAAAGTGTGATATAATATATCTAGAAATGGAGAAAGATAATGAGTAAAGATTGGGCTAAAGATATTGAAGACATGCATGTTAAGTATGGTGTTGATCAATGGATGGGCATGAAATTAATGAATGTAGATACTGAAACTCTTCGTAAGTTTCTTGAGTTTCGTCTTGCATTTATCAAAGAAGAATTAGATGAAACAACGCAGGCTGTAGCTAACAATGATCCTGAAGAGATTGTTGATGGTCTTATTGATTTATGTGTTGTTGCAATTGGCACACTAGATGCTTTTGGTGTAGATGCTCATAAGGCATGGGATGAAGTACTAAAAGCTAATATGAACAAAGAAGTTGGTGAAAAAGCTGAGAGGCCTAATCCTCTTGGACTACCAGATCTCGTAAAGCCTGAGGGATGGAAAGCACCAAGTCACGAAGGAAATCATGGTTGTCTCGACTACACTTTTTAAGAGTATATACGATAACAAAACTGATACTCGATTAGTCTTCAAGAACTTTGAAGCTTTTGAGGAATCACTGTATCTGTTATCAGAGCGACCTATTGCATCTAAAAAAGATGCCCCTTTGATGTCACCTGCAGTCTATATACCAGACACTACACGAGCAAATGCTAATGTAACTGAGTGGGCTGGTTGGGCTGCAGTTGATGTTGATGAGCATAAATTTGAAGGAGACTTACAAAATGAACTTGCCTCTTTATATGGTAGCTGGTATTACATCTGTTATAGTACTGCAAGCTCTACCCGCGATCATCCGAAGTTCCGCCTTGTCTTCCCTCTTAAAGGACGAGTTAAAGCAAGCAGAATCAGAAAGTTTTGGTATGCACTCAACACACTCCTTGACTCAATTGGAGATAGACAAACTAAAGACCTTTCAAGAATGTATTACGTCCCAGGCAAATATGCTAATGCATACAACTTTATATTCAGTAACACTAACGGTTCTTATCTTGATCCTGATGCCTTAATTGATAAGTTCCCATTGACTGAAAAGAAAAAAGGCGCATCGTTCTTTGATCGATTACCTGAAGAAATACAAAACCAAATTGTTGAGCATCGTAAAAACTCTGCCAACAATACAGATATTAATTGGACTTCATATCATGATTGTCCATTTGTAAATAGAAAGTTAGTGGCGGAATATAAGACCATTAACGAAACAGGATGGTATCATGGACTATATCGTATCATGGTATCTATTGCTGGTAATGCTGTAAGTAGTAACTATCCAATTACAGCACATCAGATCGCAGAGCTCTGTAAAGAGATTGATAATGAAACCGGCCAGTGGTATGACTCACGGCCACTTGAAAAGGAGGCGGATCGAGCAATCGAATTCGTATACAAAAATGCTTAACTTAAAACCACACTTTACTGGTGCACGATTTGTGGACCACGATAAAATCGAAAGACGTACTCACTGGCAAGCTAGTGGTATTATTGAAAACAAACCTGAATGGGATACACGTACTAATGAAACAATCTACAACCAGACTTACAACTCTATGGCGTGTGAGATTGGAATTGCGAATGCTTTACCAAATGGTATGTTAAATGAAACTAAGTTCAACCATAAAGATCGAAGCACATATGCTTGGGATGTTAAAGAAGGTAATACCAACTTTGAAATCAAATGGATGAGTTTAGAGTCTGATTGGTGGTCATTCAATCCACCTGTAGTTGATAAGATACTTCGTAATTATGATGCAGGCTATCCG